TTATTAGGATAAAAATGGAAGATACAACAGAATTACAAACATTAAGAATCGGTGAAAAACATTATAGTATGGAAAGTGTTACTGAATTAGCAGTAAATCTTTTAAATGATATTAAAAAAATAGAAGAAGAAATGAACAGAATTAATTTACAATTCTCTATAACAAAATTAGCAAAAATCAAATTACTAGACGAATTAACAAAAGAATTACCGAAAATGACAGAAGTACTAGCACCCGAAACTAAAGAAATAAAGGACTCTGAATGATTAATGTACCAAGTGTAATAGAAACAATAGGTCGTAGCTCACGTGCATTTGATTTACCTACAAAATTACTTCAAGATAGAATCATTTATCTTGGAGAAGACGTTAATGAGGAAACATCTAACTCTATTATAATGCAATTACTTTGGCTTAATGCAGATGCACCAGGTAAAGAAATTGATTTTTATATTAATAGTCCTGGTGGATCTGTTTATGATGGTCTTGCAATTAAAGATGTAATTGATAATTTAAAATGTAAAGTTAATACTATAGGGTTGGGAATATGTGCATCTATGGGAGCATATCTATTATCAGCAGGTACTGGTGAAAGAAAAGCAACTAAAAATTGTAGAATTATGATCCATTCAGTGTCATCAGGTACAAGAGGTACTATTCATGATATTGAAATTGATTATAAAGAAACCAAATATCTTCAGGATAAATTGATGCAAGATATCACTGATTTTTCCAAAGGTAAATCTTCATTAGAAACAATAATAGAGAAATCACAAAGAGATTGTTATATGTCACCAGAAGAAGCTATTGAATTAGGGTTGATAGATATTAGAATATAAATAATAGAAAAAGAGGTAATATAATGGGAAATTTCAGAGATATACTTGAATCACTAGATGTGGATTTTCAAAAAAGAGATGATGAGCTTGATGAAACTGTTTCTGTACAAGATTATGTTGATAATAGACTTGCAACTGAATTTAAGAAAAATGGATTTAATTTAACTAAAAATAGTTTTACTAAAAAAATGGGATATAGTGTTTGGTCTCTTGAAGATAATTACGAAGTAATCAATGATGGCGTTGGTATTAAAATAAAAAAAGATGGTAAAGAGATAGAATATTTCGATAAACCAAAATTAAGTTATAAAGATGCTGTTGAATTTCTTTCTAAAGAAATTATGAATGAATCTCAAAAACTTCAAAAACTTCAACCAAAAGATTTTAAAAAAGGTGATAAAGTAAAATGGTCATCAGCTTTTAATTCACCTGAGAAAGATATGGAAGGTGAAGTTATTGGATTTAAAGATCATGAAGATTATAAAAACGGTTATTTAATAATTAAAGGTTCTGATAAAAAAGAATATAAAAAAATCTTCAGTGGTGTAGTTAGAGTTGATGAAGCTGTTATCCAATCACAAGTTCAAAAAGTAAGAGGTGTTCTTGGTAAACCTTCTTCAACTAGTTTAAGAGGAAATGCGGAAATAGCTGTTTGGAAATTTAAAGATGGATCATATATTGAAGTAGATGATAGAGAAACTAGAATTTATTATATGGATAAGAATAGAGGTGTTATTGACGTATACCTAACTGCTAATAAAATGAAAAAGGCACTATTTCAAAGTGGATTATTAGAATCAACTGAAGATTTGATGGAATAATTGATAAAGAAGATTAAGAAATATAATAAAAGAAGACATGGTATACAAACCAAATTTGATATAAAGGAATCGAGAAATCGGTTCCTTTTTTAGTTTAATCTTAGTTTAAACTTATTTAGATATAATACATTATGAATAAATCTAAAATAAAGGAAAGATATGGAATTATTTGAAAGTGCATGGAAAGATGGATTTAAATTCTTTAAAAGAGAATTTAATAAAGAGACAAAAAAATCTTCAAAAGTAGAAATAAAAACAAAATACGAATGGTATATTCCTCTATCAACAGGAAAGTATGAATTTATTTTAGATCCTACGATTAAATTAGAAAAGATAGAATCATTTGATGTGAGGAGAGGTAGAGATGAGTATGGTTTTCTTGATCCTATATATAAGAATATAAGAGAAAATCATTGGAATAAAGATTTATATAATCAAAATCCCCATATTTGGTATCTAGATATAGAAACTAGATCTGGTCAGGTGAGTAAAGGGTTTCCTGTTCCTGAAAAGGCTGCTGAACAAGTTTCACTTATTCAGATATTTGATAATTATAATGAAACAATGTTTATTATAGGTTTAAAAGATTGGAAACATGAAAATGATTTTGAATTTAATTATAAAGTAAAGTATTTAAAATGCACAGATGAGGTTCATTTATTTAAAGTATTTTTTGAATTATTTAAAAGACTGGATCCTTTGATTGTTTATGCTTGGAATGGATCCAGATTCGATTTTCCATATTTAATGAATAGAAGTACAAAATTAGGTTTCGAGTTGAAAAACTTCTCTAATTATGGTAATTCTTATATAACAGAAAAAGAATTTAATGGAAATATAGAGTTTAAAATAAAAATCGATGGCCATTTTTTCTTGGATCTTATGGATGTTTATAAAACATTTGTATATAAAGCAAGATCTTCATATTCATTAGATAATATTTCACAACTCGAGCTTGGAAAAACAAAAATACAACATACAGAGTATGCTGCTTTTGATGATTTCTATACTGGAAAATATATTATTCCACTGAAACCAACAGATGAGCAAAAAAACTCAAAAATTTATAATGAAGCAATAAATGGAAATTGGGATGAAGTAAAAGAATTAGCACATAGTGAGTTTGTTTACTATGGTGCAACAGATACATATCTTATCAAGATGATAGATGATAAATTAAAATTTACTTCTCTGTTAACTATGATTGCTGATAAAATGGGAGTATTGATTTCTGATACTATGAGTACAGTTAAACCGTGGACACATTTTATTGGTAATAGAGCTATTCAGAATAATAAAGTTATGCCACCAAGAAAAGAAAGAGACGATTCACCTCATATAGTTGGTGGTTATGTAAGAGACCCACAAATCGGAAAACAGAAATGGGTTATTTCAGCCGATGTTAATTCAATGTATCCTCTTTTAGGAATGGTTGGTTTTAATAATTCACCAGAAACTTTTGTTGCTATCAATAAACTAGAGCCTGATTTAAGAGATATAATTTTAACATATTTTAATGACCAAGATGAGGCAAGAAGATTTGAGATTCCTGAAGATAAATGGTTATTAACTGAGGAATTATTGAAAAAATATAACTTATCACTAGGAATAAATGGTGCATTGTTTACAAGAGACTTTAAAGGAATGATTCCAGAATTAGTTCAAGAGATATATGACACCAGAAAAGATTTTAAAAAGATAATGTTTAAATATCAGCAACAAAAGGTTCTAATTAATGAAATATTAAAAGAAAAGATAGTATAATTGCAAAAGGAATTAATAATGAATTTAAAAAATGTACTTGAATATGATGAAAATGAATTAAGAAATCTTAATATAGAGTCACTTAATAAACTTCTTAAAGAGGCTGAAATGATGGAATCATTATATGAGGTAAAACAATTAGTTAATAAGAGGTTAATGAATGCTTTATATGGAGCTTTAGGAAATGCAGCATTTCCATTATTCAATGAAAAAATGGCAGCTGCTATCACCGGAAACGGAAGATTCTTTATTAGGAACCTTTCTAATTTTATAGAGAACCGTTTACAGTCTTTAAAACCATCTAAAATACCATATATTATCTACAACGATACTGATTCCGTGTACTATCATATTGAACCTTTTATGAATATATATATTGAAAAAAACCCACATTTGGAAATTGGACAGTATGTTGATTGGGCTGATAAATTTGAAAAAAAAGTAATTCAACCAGTAATCGTTGAAGCTATAGATGATTTTGCAAAAAAACTAAATGCATTCAATAAAAAATCAATTTGGGCAGAAAGAGAAATTATTTCAGATAGTGCTGTTTTTGTTTCTAAAAAGAAATATTTTGCAAGAGTTAGAGATGCAGAAGGAACAAGATTTCCTGATAATGATCCATATATTAAAGTAATGGGATTAGAGTTAGTTAAAAGTTCAACACCAAAATGGTCACAAAAAAGACTTAAACAGTCAATTCCTGTATTCCTAGATAAAACAGAAAGTGAAGCTAAAGATTGGCTTAAAGAAATAAAAAAAGAATTTTTATCTGCAGATTTAATAGACCTTTCAAGTGTATCCAGTGTATCTAAGATGGATTATAATTTAGGAGATAAAGGAATACCAATTGGTTCTAGAGCAGCATTAATTCATAATAAATATGTTGAAAAAAATAATCTAACTTCAAAATTTGAAACTATAAAATCTGGTGATAAAACAAAGAGATTATTCTTAGTTAAAGGTAACCCATTTAATTCAAATATTGTTGCTTTTACAAATGACCAGTTCATTGAAGAAGTTAAAGATTATATTGATTATGATGAGATTTTTTTAAAGAATTTTTTAAATCCTTTGGAAATTATGGCTAAATCACTTAAATGGAATTTATTAAATGAAACAGAAAACTTATTAGAGGAATGGTAAAATGGAATTAGAAAAATTACAAGAATCGAGACAGAAAAACTATGGTTCTTTTGGAGACCAGATAAAATTAGTAGAAGAAGTTATTAACTTATTAAAAAAAAGAAATATTCAGGTAAATGGTACTCTTGAATTTCCCCCTGGATTTGAAGTTGCATTATTTTATATGGTAACAAAATTAGTAAGATTAGCAGCATCACCATCACACGATGACAGTGCATTAGATCTAAGTTCTTATGCAAACTTATGGTACAAAGAAATAATTGAAAATTCAGATAATGGTGTAATTAATAATTTTTAAGTAAAAATATAATATAATAAAGAAAAAAAGGAAAGATATGAAATTATTTGATTTAAGAACAGGTTTGAAAGAATTAAGGAAAAACCTTTATTATAATGGGTCTCCAATTAAAACTGCAAAATGGCAAGGTATTGAAAACCCACCCGAATTTCATGAGATAATACATGCATCTATTAAAATAGAAATGTCACAATCTAAGGAAGATGCTGCTGAGCTCTGTAATCCTAAGTTACCTTGGGCAGATGAACATTTTGAGGAAAGAGTTTCTGGAGAACCATTAAATCCACCACCAAGTCATAAAAATTGGTTAAGAGGAAATGAGGAATATATGAGCGGTGAGAGTAATAAATTCTCTCATTCATATCCAGAAAGATTCTGGTCAAAAACTTTACATTCCGGTATCAGATTTCCAATCGGTGATCTTAATGATATTGTAACAATCTTAAAAGATGATATGTATTCTAGACAGGCTTATTTACCTATATATTTTCCTGAAGATTTAGGCGCTAGTGTTTTAGGTGAAAGAATACCTTGCACACTAGGTTATCAATTTATAGTGAGAGATGGAAAATTAGATGTTTTTTATCCAATGAGAAGTTGTGATGTTCTAAGACATTTACACAATGATTTATATATGGCAAATAGATTGGCTATTTTTGTAAAAGAAAAAGCACAATTAGATGTTAAAATCGGAACATTACATTTTGTTGCTACATCATTACACTGTTTTACAAATGACAAGAATCCACTTTTGAAATCAATTAGCTGATAAGTAATTTAAACTTAGATTAAACATAACTTGATATAATATAAAAAATTAACAGAAAAGGAATAATATGAAAGAATTTGAAGAAGTACGGGAATGGAAAGAAATCAGAGGTATTGGTGCTGAAAATGGTTTATCTTTAGATAAAAGATTACAGTCACAATTCCAAAGGGTTCAACAAGAAGTTACTGAAATACACGAAGCAATTGTTCTTGAGGATTGGGATGAATTTATAGATGCAATCGGTGACAGTATTGTAACA